GCATTGAGTTATTCAATGACGAGCAGATTCAAGTTACAAGCTCCATTCAAAACGTTCAGGACATTTCTAAGACTTATACGGACTTTTCACAAGGATTTACCGTACCTGCATCTGATGTCAACAACGCATTCTTTGAGCATTGGTATAATAGTGACATTGATTTTACAACGGATAACAACCTACGAAAAGACGCATACATAGAAATCAACCTAACTACCTTTCGTAAGGGAAAAGTACAATTAGACGGAGCAACCTTAACCAATGGTAAGCCGAGTTCTTACAAACTAACTTTCTACGGAGAAGGCGTAACGCTTAAAGATACCTTTGGTGAGGATTTACTTGCTGATTTAGATTATTCTGATTATGCGCATTCTTTTACATCTGCGGAGGTTTTAACACGCATCACGAACACTACTAACACTTACGATGTAAAGTACCCGCTAATCACGTCTAATCGCATTTGGGAGTATCAATCCATACCACCAAACGCACCACTACCGAACTGGTTAGTAAATACCCTAACACAAAACGACATTCATACAAATTCAGGAGCAATATATAAAAACGAATTATTCCCTGCATTTAGAGTAAGCAAGATATTTGAGCTTATTGAATCGAAGTACGGAATAACTTTTAATGGCGCCTTCTTGCAAGATGAGAGATTTACAAAGTTGTTTTTATGGTACAAAGGCAAAGAAGTTTTGGTGCAGTATTCAACTGCGTACAACCTTACTGCTAATACAATCACACCAACTTTTACAAACTACGATTTAACCAACACTTATACATCAGCTACAAACTCAGTACAAATACAAGAACTCGCAGGTGTAATTACGCACCGCTTGATTTACGAGGTAACCGCAACTACGACTTCGGCAAATTATAGCATTGACATATATCAAAACGGAAACTTGTACAATACAATCACAGGTTTCGGCACAGGAATTTACACCTTAGATACAATAACTCAAGTTACGGGCTTGGATGTTACATATACTTTTAATATCCGTACTGAGGGTGCTAACGTAATTAATTCTAAATTAAAATATGAAGTAGATTACATTACGGCAGGTTCGGTAAACACGGACTATTTAACGGTAGTTTATACTGCACTTACTGTTAGCTTATCAATTGACCTTGCAGCAAACGCACCTGTAATGAAGATAGCAGATTTCTTTTCAGGAATCCTAAAGACGTTTAATATGACTACCTACTCAATCACGGACGGTGAGTATTGGGTAGAGCCATTAGATGACTGGTATAGCAAAGGTGCAGTTGTAGACGTTAGCAAATACGTTGACGTAAACACGATTGAACACGCAAGAATGCCGCTCTACAAAAAGATTAGTTTCAAGTACCAAGATTCCGAGTGCTTTCTCAATAAAAACTTTTCTCAGACCTTTAGCAGAAGCTACGGAGATACGACATATCAGTATAATTATGACGGTGGTGAATTTACGGTTGAAGTTCCTTTCGAGAATTTATTGCAGCAGAAATTCACAGGCACTGATTTGCAGGTAGGTTATTCACTCAATGCAGAGTTTGCGCCATACATACCTAAGCCAGTTCTGCTCTATCAATACACGAACAAAACGTGCAATTTTAAATACCATAACGATGGCGGAGGTCATTCAACGGTTACAAGCTACACGCCATTCGGTCAAGACTTGATTTACAACGCCACGGACTTTACTTTAAACTTTGCACCTGAGACAAGCTCACTATTATCAACACCTATACAAAATACACTTTTCGCTAATTACTACTTCAGCTACTTATACAATCTTTATAATTTAAAGCAGCGTTTGGTTAACGTCAAAGCAAAGTTACCTGTGAGCCTATTGACGGGATTGCAGTTAAACGATAGGCTTGTGATTAGAGACAGGCGGTATATCATCAACGAGATGAAAACGAACCTAACGACAGGAGACGCAGACTTACAACTCATTTTAGATTTTAGACCAATTGTAAACTCTACAAACCCTGCTCCTAAGGTATCAACGGAAGGCGGAACTATAAAATATATCATTAACTTACCAAACAACGCAGTACAGGCTACGTTTACTTGCGCAACGGCTGGTGTATCATTCAGTCCAAATCCGATGACTGCAAGTGGCATCTTAACTATCACTTTGCCAAGTGGCGCAGCAGGTACGGTATACACAATCACGGTTACATACTTATATTTAGACGGAAGCACAACAACGGAAACTTTTTACATCATCCAATGATAAAACAGATAATTGCAATGTTACAACTTGATGACTTCTACGGAGAGTCTGAGTTAATTGATATAGCCAAAGGTAAACACGAACTCACCACGTCTATGAAAAAAATGTGGAAACAAGGAAAACGTGAAATAATCAATAAGAGAAATGGCAGAAACTAAAACAATAAACCTTGACGTAGAAACTAACTTAGGTTCGTTAAAATCTCAACTTCGCCAAGCGCAAGCGGCAGTAGCAGCTTTGTCTGACCAATTTGGTGCTACATCCCAGCAAGCAGCAGAAGCAGCAAAACGTGCAGCAGAACTTAAAGATAGAATTGAAGATGCCAAGAATTTAACGGATGCGTTTAACCCTGACGCTAAGTTCAATGCTTTATCAAGTTCTATTGGAGGCGTTTTAAATGGCTTCCAAGCCTATGAGGGCGCAATGGGTTTAATTGGCGCTGAATCCGAAGCATTACAAGCTACCTTACTGAAAGTTCAGTCAGCAATGGCACTCTCTCAAGGTATTCAGGGTGCAATGGAGGCTAAAGATTCCTTCATTCAGTTAGGCGCGGTTGTTAAAAATGCCTTTGTTGGTATGACTACAGCATCTAAGGTATTTATGTCGGTAGGTATTTTGGCTTTGGTAAGTGGTATTATTTACCTTGCAACGGAAGTTAAAGCTGTTACAAGAGCATTTGAAGACTTTACAGACTGGTTAGGATTTACTGATAACGCTGCCAAGCGTAACGCTAAAGCAATTGAAGATAACGCAAGACGAGTAGCAGCTGCAAATGAGCGTGTGAACACATCCAATAAAGCACGAGCCGCGGCTGCTGCTGCTGCGTATGACCACGAAATAGCAATGGCTGAAATAGCAGGTAAGGATACAACCAAACTTGAGATTGAAAAAAGCCAAAACCAAAGCCAAGCAGCGAGGGAAAGATATAACACTGCCCTTGAGGAGTATAATAAATTAAAAGGTCAAAACTCAAAATTTGCTGTAGAAAGACGAAAAGAATTAAAAGAGCAATTAGATATTGAAAGAGCTTTTTTAAGAGACGAAAGATACGCAAGACAACAGGCGAGAGCGCAGAATAAAGCTGATAAAATTCAAGCTGCTGAAGAAGAAAGAGAAGAAAAACTAAAAGAAAAACGTAAGCAATACGAAGAAGCTACAAAAGAACTTGAAGAAATCCGAGACAAACAATTAAAGCCAGTTGAACTTGAAAAAATAAAAGTACGTCAAGAAGGTTTAAAGGCTTTACAAGGTAGCATAAACCAAGAGGCATTAATGAGGCAACAAGCAGCAGATTTAGAGTTGCTTCAGCTGCAAGTTAAAGCTCAACGTGCAAGAAAAATAGAAGAGCAATCTCAATCATTTAGAGTTAAAGCGGTTCAAGATGGTTTAAGTGCTATTGCTTCTATTACAGAATTATTCGGTAGGAAATCAGAGAAAGCTGCTAAACGTGCTTTCCAAGTGCAAAAGGCGGCTAATATGGCAAGTGCTTTAATATCTACTTATCAAAGTGCAACTGCTGCTTATGCTTCGCAATTTACTCCTGTACCTACTCCTGATTCACCTATTCGAGGTGGTATCGCAGCAGGTATTGCGGTAGCCACAGGTTTGGCTAACGTTGCTAAGATTGCTCAACAAAAGTTTGAATCACCAAGCTCAAGCGGCGGCGGCGGAAATGTCAGCGGCGGCGGTGGCGGTGTAATGTCTCCAAACTTTAATATTGTAGGTAATTCAGGAATGAATCAGCTTGCACAAATACAACAACAACCAATCCAAGCGTATGTTGTAAGTGGTGAGGTAACATCTGCTCAGGCACTTGACCGCAATAGAATTAAAAACGCAACATTGTAACACATTTCAACTTTTTGAATTATGAATGTATTAGAGTTAATTATTGACGAAAAAGACTTCCAAAGCGGTATCAATGCGGTTTCCGTAGTCGAATCACCTGCCATAGAAGAGAACTTTGTAGCCTTAGCAAAACACGAAGTAGAACTCAAAGAAATTGACACCGAGAAACGTATTCTTATGGGTGCTGCCTTGATTCCGAACAAGAAGATTTACCGCAGAAACAAAGAGGAGGAGTTCTATATCTACTTTTCGGAGGATACCGTGCGTAAAGCTATGGAGTTATTCTTCAAGAAAGGCAACCAAAACAACGCTACCTACGAACACAAAGATGCTATCAAAGGAATGAGCGTAGTAGAATCGTGGCTAATCGAAGACGAAAAGATGGACAAAAGCCAGTTGTACGGATTCAACCTACCAAAAGGAACGTGGATGATTTCTATGAAGGTAGATAACGATGAGGTTTGGAACGATGTCAAGGAGGGCAAGATAAAAGGATTCTCTATTGAGGGATACTTTGCTGACAAGATGCCTGAATCACCAAGACAAGATATGAGCAAAAATGAAATTATTAACCAACTTAAAGACCTACTTAAATAATATGTCAAAATTCAAAACACCAAGTAAAGCATCACCTCGTCAAGGTTCAAGACGTGGTTGCCTATGCGCAGACGGAAAATACTCAACCAAATGTTGTGACGGAAGTTTAGAGGCACAAGGCATCGGAAAGACGGAAGGCACAGGAGATTCTGTTACTACAACCATAGTAAACGGAGTTAGAACTACGGTACGTCAAAACGGATAAAAAGGAAACAAATCAAATCTAAATACTTGAAACATTATGAACACACAAAAATCAGTTTACAACAAGCTATTCAAAGAGGAAACTCAATTAGCTTCTCACGAAATTGAATTAGCATCAGTTGGCAGAGTCAAAGTGTTAAGCGATGCTGCTTTAAAATTTAATGATAAAACTGTAGCTGCTAACAATAAAGCTAAACAAGCTATAGTGGATTTAAATAATCTTTTGAGTCAAGGTATTGCTAATTATGTAAAAGTAGTTACTGAAGTAGATGAACTCGAAGTATCTGCCAAAGATTTAGGTATTCAATTGCCAAATGAGGTTAAAGTTGCAAGAGATGCTGCTAAAAGAGAAATAGCTCAACAAACGGAACTAAAGAACAAAGTAAGTTCTATTAAATTATAATCTAAACAAATGAACGAAAAATCAATCTTAAACAAAGTCCGCACACTTTTAGGTTTAGAAGTGAAGTTGGAAACTATGCGCCTTTCTGATGGTGTATCTATGCTTGAAGCAGAATCATTCGAAGCAGGTCAACCTGTATTTATCCTAACTGAAGACGAACAACGCATCGCACTTCCTATCGGAGAGTATGAGTTAGAGGATGGTCGTATTTTGGTAGTTATCGAAGAAGGTGTGATTGCTGATATCCGTGAAGCATCTGAGCCTGAAGTTGAAGTAGAAGTTGAAGAGCCTGAAACTGAAGGTGAAATGCCTGAAGAAGAAATGGCACAAGAGCCTGCTGCACCTACTGCAAAGAAAATCATCGAATCAGTAACTAAGGAATCTTTCTTTAGCGAAATCGAAGCCCTTAAAAAAGAAAACGAAGAGTTAAAAGCACAAATCGCTTTGTCAAAAACTGAAGTTGCAGAAGAAGTTGCACCAGTTGAATTGAGCGAAGAGCCTAAACCTATTTCATTCAACCCTGAAAACGAAACTAAAGTAGAAGCGTTCAAATTATCTAAGAACCGCACTCGTTCTACAATGGATTCAATCCTTGAAAAATTCAACAATATTTAATAACTAAATTTAAACGAAGAAATGCCAACAACAACTTCAATTACTACTACTTACGCAGGCGAGTTCGCAGGTAAGTACATCGCAGCAGCTTTATTGTCTGCTCCAACCCTTGACAAAGGTGGTATCACTATTATGCCTAACGTCAAGTACAAGCAAGTTATCAAGCGTGTTGCTACTGATGACATCATCAAAAACGCTACTTGTGATTTCGACCCTACGTCTACAATCACATTGACAGAGCGTATCCTTCAACCTGAATCTTTCCAAGTTAACTTGCAACTTTGTAAGTCTGACTTCCGTTCAGATTGGGATGCTATCCAAATGGGTTACTCTGCATTTGACGTTCTTCCTAAATCTTTCGCTGACTTCCTTATCGCACACGCTGCTGAGAAAGTTGCCGCAGGTATGGAAACTTCAATTTGGCAAGGTGTTAATGCAACTGCAGGTCAGTTCGCAGGTATTATGACACAATTGACTACTGATGCTTCTCTTCCTGCTGCTCAAGAAATTGCTGCAGTTGGTGGTGGTGTTAACGCAGGTAACGTTATCGCAGAGCTTGGTAAAATTGTTGACGCTTGTCCTGCTGCTCTTTACGGAAAAGAAGACCTTACTTTGTATGTATCTAATAACATCTTCCGTGCTTATGTACGTGCATTGGGTGGTTTTGCTGCTGCAGGTGTAGGTGCTAACGGTTACGACAACAAAGGTACAAACCAAGTTCTTGGTGAGTTGTACTTTGATGGTGTAAAAATCTTCTTAGCTAACGGTCTTGCTTCTAACACTGCATTGCTTGCTCAAAAATCTAACCTTTACTTCGCAACTGGTCTTTTGAACGATATGAACGAAGTGAAAGTTTTGGATTTAAGTGATGTTGACGGCTCACAAAATTGCCGAGTAGTTATGCGCTTCACCGCTGATGCTAAATACGGCTTTGCTCAAGACGTTGTTACTTACGGTATCACAAACTCTGCTAACTAATCTTAGCTTAACTTAAACTAACGAGGGAGGGGTATACGCTCCTCCCTTTTTTATAACATTTAAAAACTAAAAATATGTCTTGTGAAGTCGCAAATGGTCGCTTAGAAGTATGTAAAGACGCAGTAGGTGGTATTGACGCTATCTACTTCATCAATTACGGAGACTTCTCTTCCGCTGACGTTGCTTATGTAGCTGGTACTGATACCATTGATACAA